AGCATAGCTTGTATGGCAGATACGCCTACAACTTAGCTCTGAGCATCAAGTCAGCAGACCCTACGCAGCAGGTGTGCGTGATTGCCGATGATGTCGGTCTGAGTCATCTGCACGAAGGGCAGCGCATGATATTCGACAAGATCATCAAGCCTTCTACTGAGTGCTATATGCGAGATGATAAGATTGTGCCACTTGTATGCAAGTTCTATCTCAACGAGCTGACTCCATTTGACCAGACATTGTTCGTTGATGCAGACATGATATTTAGCCCATTGGCTAAGTTCAATGACTTTTGGCGTGAGATGGCAAGGGTGGAATGGACGATGGCGAACAGAGGGAAGAACGATCCCGACAAGGGCATCTCAGAGTGGGTGAACGCTGATAAACTGAAGGAAGCCTACGATGACATCACGCAGTGGGTTGACCTATCGAGTGAGTGGATTTGCTGGAAGAAATCCGACCTATCTGATAGTATATTTGTAAGAGCAAGGCAATACTATGACGAAGGCAAGCTGACCACTCGCAGCTTCGCAGGTGACAAGCCTGATGAACCGTTCTTTAACCTTGCTCTGAACAGTGTCGGGCATCAGCCTCACTTGATGCCATACCAGCCGACCTACTGGCAGCCTGCCGTGAAGAAGTTCATGTCTGCGGTGGAGATAAAGAAACAATACCTCGCCTTCTCTGTGGGAGGGCGTATGATACCCAAGCAGCAGCAAGTCATCTATGACGAGTTCTGCAAGAACGCATCCTACCGGATGAATATGCCGACCCTCAAGGTAACACACAAGATGAATTCCTTACCCGAAAGAACCGTTATCTAATGCCAGCAGTTTCCCCATCGTTCCTCGAACCGTACCTGATGCAAGGTCTTCGTCACGAAGACTACGATGATGCCGTTGAAATGTACGAAGAGCTGGAGACCCATGCAGATGGTGAGTATCCCGGTGAGCTGATTGACCAACGCAGACCTGCCGAGAGTGACGAGATAAAGCACTATCGCAAGAAAATCTTCGTTCCTATCACGAAGCCAGTATTCACGAAGGTGTACAACTCGCTCATGAAGATTCGCAAGAGTCAGGATTGGATGGTATCATTCCCGAATGAACTTCCTGCGGTCATTGCTGAAGACGAGAGTCCTGAGAAGTATCTCATGTACAAGATGCCACGCAACGGCAGTATAACCAATTGGATGTTCAGCGTGTGCTTCAAGCAGTATCTCATTGATGCTAATGCTGCGGTGTTGACTCTTCCGACTAATTGGGAGAAGCAAGACAATCAATACTACGAGCCGTACCCGATGATCTTCAATTCAGAAGATGTGCTTGACTACAAGGAAGGCTTGTACTACTTGCTGAAGGAACATGATGAGGACAAGTACTGGATGATTCAGCCTGACATCATTCAGATATTTGAGGTCAAGGACTACGCAGTGCGTGAGGTGTTTCAGATGCCGAATGCTTTGGGATATATCCCAGTTCGCCATCTCTACGGCATGATCATCGAGAACTACAAGGATCGTGCGTTGTATGAGTCACGCATAAGTGGTATCGTGCCGAAGATGAACGAGGCTCTGCGTGAGTACAGTGATATGCAGGCAGAGGTTGTGCAAATAATCCACTCGACCATGTGGTCGATGCAGCCTCAGCAGTGTGGTCGATGCAAAGGTCTTGGAGAGATACCAAAAGAGAACTCAGCACCTATCAAGTGTCCTTCTTGCTCAGGCAAAGGACTACTGCCACTCAATCCCTTTGAGCATCTTGTATTGCCTGCACCAAGACCGGGTGAGCCTGCGTTACCTACGCCTCCTATTGGTTATGTTGAGAAGGATACCAGCATTGTCAAGATTCAAGACGAGCGCATTCGCCAGCACATCTATGATGCGTTGAGTGCAATCAATATGGAGTTCCTTGCTGAGACTCCGCTGAGTCAGTCAGGAGTAGCCAAGCAGGTAGACCGTGAGGAGTTGTACTCGTTCGTGCATAGTATTGCAGAGGACATCGTGCGTATCATGGACGAGATCATATATGATATCTGTGCTTGGAGATACTCAGGAGTGACGAGCGACATCCGTGCGCTGCTGCCATACATACCAGTGCCTGAGAGGTTCGATATGCTATCAGGCAAGGTGCTTGTGGACGAGTTGACATCAATGGTGAATGCAAAGGTTGACCCGGCAATCATCAACGCTGCTCAGATTGAACTTGCAGGCAAGAAGTTCAACGATTCAGAGGTCAAGGACTTGGTGGTACTCAAGCTGAAGCTTGACCCATTCGCAGGAGTGCCGGAGGAGAACATCAGTCTGCAAAGGACATTCAACGCAGTTCGTCAGAATGATTTAGTCATTCATTCAAACATCAATCAGTTTGTGACAAGAGCATTGGAAGAAGTCAATGACTTTGCCAATTTATCATACAATGAACAGATGAATTGGATGAATCGCTATGCTGAAGAATTAATGAAGCCAAGAGTCATCACTGGTGGTGTATCAGTTCAAGGTGAAGAGAGTGAAACAACACCTGCTATTGACCAGAAGCGTCTTGAAGCACAAGCTACGCTCAAAGGTACTGTTGGGGGCGTGCAAGGAATACTTGAGATTCAGAGGTCAGTATCTACTGGAATCACTCAAAGAGATGCAGCCATTGCATTGCTTGTGGAGATTTATGGTTTCACTAACGAGCAGGCAAGCAATATCATTGGAAACCCTAAACCAATACAAGATATCGCTGATGAGAATGTCAGTGTCAATACAACTGTTTGATGGCAAAGCAGGATGAAATAATAAAACAGATTACTGAATTGATTGAACTGCGTGTATCGCAGTGGAATGAACGGATGCCTGAGTTGCAGAGGCTATCGTATGGTCGAGTTCTTGACCTGACCGCAGACCTTGACACGGATGCTGACGGCAAGATTAAGCCGACTACTAAAAACATCAGGACCATTGCACGCATCAAGGACGAGCTGAACAGGGTCATCTTCGACAAGAGATACCAAGAGGACCTTGACTTATTGCTGGAGGACTACGATGAACTTACCAAGCTTCAGAACCAATACTTCACCGCAACGGTGGGCAAGTTCAAAGTGCCGAGTGTGATGGAGCAGATTCAGTCGCTTGCTAAGGAAGCCGTAGTCGAGCAGCTTGGTCAGGATGCCATCGGGGTGAACTTCGTTGACCCTGTCAAGGATATACTTGTCAAAAACGTGACAACTGGGGGTAGCCGTGCAGAGTTCATCGAGCAGGTCAGGGAGTTCATGCTCGACACTGATGCTGGCGATGGCAAGCTTGTCAAGTACACCAAGCAGATTGTGACCGACTCGCTCAATCAATACTCAGCCAATTATAACGCAGTTCTGACGGATGATCTTGGCTTGGTGTGGTACAAGTACGATGGAAGCCTTCAGGACACCAGCCGACCCCTCTGCGATGCGCTGATACAAGCCAAGCGTTCCGGGTGCATGGAGTACATACACCGAAGCCAGCTTGAGGACATTGTGAATGGCTACGTTTGTGGCGAGCGAGTGCCAATCTATGAGAAAACCGGACTGCCACAAGGGATGATACCCGGTACGAATGCTGCTAATTTCCGTATAAATCGAGGAGGTTACAACTGCAACCATGCACTGTACCCGGTTAGTGCAGCGGTAGTGCCTAAGAAACTGCGTGAACAATTCGAGAATTCTTAATGTATATTTGTAAAGTATGGATCAGAAATTCTGTAAAGTAATGCGAGACGGCAAGGAGTGGTTTCAATTCCCTGCATCAAACGAGAATGAAGTCAGGATAATGCTGATGAAGCAAGGCATCGATGGTGTCTGCGACATCCTGCCAGTCAATTCTGAGGTGAAAGTCATCAAGGAGACTGTGATTGATATGAGTAAAACCAAGCCGAGCAAATCGGAAAAACAAATATGAATTTAGCTGAATTTATTCAATCAATTGCTGATCGTGTAGGCATCGACAACGCTGACGAATCATTGAAGTCAGTGGTCACAAATCCTGCGCTTTCCAGTGTGCAAGTTCCGTCTAATATTGCCTCTGCTATGCAGAGCAAACTGATGACTGAGGACGAGGCAAAGTACAATCCAGTAGTGAAGAAGCACTTCACGGCTACTGCTTTGTCGACTATTGACACTAAAATCAAAGATGTACTTGAGTCCTATGAATTCGATGACGAAACCAAGTCAGCAATTCTTGGCGAGCAATCTACTTACAACCGTATACCGTTACTTGCGAAAGCAATATCGGATGCAAGAGAGAGAGCGATCACTGCGACTGGAGGAGAGAAGAAAGCGTTGGTTGACAAAATCAACGAACTCACGTCACTCTACAATGCAGAAAAAGAAGCAAGAAAGAAGGATGTTGAGAGC